CTGGCGGATTTCGTCCACCACAGCCGTAGAACTCTTTTCACTCATGGTTTCTCCCATTATTTCCTGGTCACTTTTTCCAAAAACCCGTCCAGTAAATCCCTGATGTCGCCAAGATCCACATCGTCCCCCGCGACCGACTTGTCACGATGCCCACCGTCGCCATAACGCATCGCAACCATAAGAGACTCAATGTCCTGCACCAGAGATTTCATTGACTCCGAAAAATCCTTCTTCAACGATTCAACAACACCGTCGATATGCTGCCGAACCTCATCAAAAGCCTTGCAAAGATCCGCCTGCCTCTGCTCAAGACAGGCAATCGCGTCCACATCGTCGCCCAGTTCCTTCGTCAACGACTTGACGATTGTGGCATACTTGTTTGCCGGAACAGGCACCACGCTTAGCTCGAACACTTTGGATTTCGTGATGTCCAGCCTGCCATTCTTCAGCGGCTTGCTTTCCACAATCTCGAAGCCCACACTGAAGGAATCGAGAACCCCCTTACGCATCAGGCCACGCATCTTTTTCGCGTAATCCGTAATTCCGTTCTCGTCCGAAGCATATTCAGCCCTGAAAAGCTTCGCCGGATAGGTCTTCCCCTTGATTTCCTTTACTCCGTCATACCAATCAACAACGGTTCCGACAATCGCCGGGGTATTGTCTGGATTCACCGCATTCAATTTGTGCGGAACGCCAAACACCTTCAGCCGGGTTCCCTCCGGTACGTCCAGCTCCATCCCCGACACGCGGACAATATCCCCATCGCGGTCCACAGTCTCGACGGACGCATAACCGCAAAAATAAGCGTCGTCCGAATCGTTTACGGAAAAAGACCCAATGTTTTTATAGCAAAGAGAGCTCATCCTACCCATTCTTACCATCAGAATCCACGGGTGGATGCCGTTCTGAAGCAGAATCAGCAGACGGTTCCAATTCTGAACCGGATCCATCAATCGGATCAGACTTGCTCAGTTGGTACCTTAGCAGACGATTCAACTTCTTCAGGAAAAAATCGCCGCCAGCAATACGATCCGCTTCCTCTAGATCCAAGGTTCCACTGGAGCGGATCATCCCGTAAATCCGACCAAGATGTCTCTTCACCCGCCTTTTGGAAATCGCTGATTTCGACCCATCACCTGGCTTACCCGACTCTGAATCGCCGCTGGATTCCTTTGGCGACGTTGCATTGTCAGAAACAGCGTTGATTCTCTGCAATGCCAACATCTCCGACCCAAAAATGCGTCCGTTCAACTCAGGATTGGACAAACAGATCTTATTCCTATCCACCCAAATCTCATCCCTTTCAGGTCGGTAAGGCAGCTCGATCCCGAAATAATCCAACGCTTCATTCGCCGAAGCGTCCGCCGTCTCCCTGAAGGCCTTGGCGGCGGCAATCATCCCTGACTTGATCTCAGCCATGACCGGCATCGTGTCCGTGTCCAATAAAACGATAAAATTCGACTCCTGACGCTCGGACCTCGCCCGATCAAACCTGTCCGAAAGATTCCTTCTCCTGGACAATCCAGTATCACCATATTCCACCAGATCATCAAACTGGAAATGACGATCCACCAGCTGATACTGCAAAACATCACTGACCAAATCACATAACGGCTGGATCGTCGATTGCAGAAACAGCTTTCGCTCTTCCGTTGCAGTATCGAACCGCGTCTTGGAGAATAAAAACGCCTCAATCGCCGGAACCCTATAAAGACGTGCGACAGCCTCGTCAACCTTTTCGAACAGCTCCAGGAACCATCCAGTCGTGTTCTGGTCCGAAAGCTTCTCGATCCGCACCGTCTTTCCCGACACGACCATCACTTTGTGTGAATTCCCGTTGTAATTTGAGAATTGATTCCTGTACCGCTCCTCAAAATCCTCCCGCTGTGATCGACCTACGCCCTCGCCGAGAACCACCATATGCGAAGGAATACCACCATTCACAAAGAAGTCCTTGTTGTACGTCCACGCACCTTGGCCTACGCTTGCGACAGTCGAACCCGTCACCAACGGAGACAATCCCCTGACCGGATGCAACGGATTCCACATTCTCTCAAACAACATCCAGTCCGCACGGACCACCTCCTGCGTGCCATCAGGCCATAGGTAACGCCAGGTTACCACATCCTCGGCCCTTCTTGGACTGGTCGGCTTGTCGACGTATAAGCATGACGGGTCCAGGTCCAGCATTTTGCCCGGATAACCATCCTCGCCCGGTGCAAGATATACAGCCATTTCACCAAGCACGTTCCACCAGGTCACCAGCGACGAAACGAACGAACGCCAGGAGTTCCTCGGCGACGGCGACTTGATCAGATTGTAGAGACGGCCCCCGACAACCTCCCTTCCGTCCCGCGAGAAAATTCTTACGCGGGCCTGGGAAACGTTCCTCACAATCGCGTTGTTGCACGAATTGACCGCCACAGTCAAAGCGTACAACTCCTTCGGAGTCATATCCCTCGCACGAGACCTGAACCCGGCAAAAGGCACAGACTCCGTCTTATGCGAACCAGTCGACCCGGACGGGAAGACACTGCCTCCCCACTGTGCGTCCGCAACTCCCTTCCGCAACGTACGCACTGAATCCCCTGATTTCATCGGTGACTCATCGCTTCCGAACCATCGACTTAGCCAACCCATGGTTTCTCCAGTAGACTACCGCTCAATCTGCCGCTTAAGCTGCCGCTCAATCCTTCGCTCAGACCGTCGTCCTCAACCACCAGCTTTGCCTGTGCTACGTTCACCGAAGCCGACTCCAACGCCATCCCCAACGCCCAAAAAAAGTCGCCGTGCGAATACTCAGTACCACCCTCGATTCGGACCCGGCCAGTCATCGGATCGGCGTATCTCCGAACACTCAGGATGTCCCTTCTCACCACACTGTCTGGATGCAAAGAAACACGACGCTGCGACACGAACGATCTGACCAACGCCGCCATCGACGCCTTCCTCGGTGCCGTAACCGCGTACGGCTTGATGACCCCGCCCGTCTCCTCATGCACTGCATCCGCAATACTCCGGCCAACCGAACCCATGTCCACGAGTCCGGAGGAAATATCCGGATGCGTCAGGATTGGCCACAGTATGCTCAGCTGCTCACGGTCCGGCGTGTTGTGCAACCATTCCACACAAACAGTTCTGTAAACGTCCGACGCATACTGCGGGGCTTTCGGGTCATACCCTCGCTCCAGAACCCAGCACACTGTGTAGTCCTTCACCAATCCACAGTCAATCCCGACAAACAATTCCCCGTATCGATCCTCATGTCGCAGCGTCCTTGGAATGTCGTAAGGCAACACCAGCTCATCGTAATCCCCCGGACTGATGATCCCGCTCGATGCGGCCGGCCGGCACATGTACTCCTGCTGAAAATCCTCTTCAGAAGCACACGTACTACGCACAAACTCCATGAACCTGTCGGTTACGACCTGAAGGCTCTCCTTCGTACCATCAAAAGCATCCTTATGCGGCCCGTCGATCAGCATCGCCAATCCGTCCTGACAAGCATCAAGCAACGTCACTCGACGCCACGAATACGGAAGCTTGCCAGACTGGGCGTCACGACATAACTGCTCGAAAAAGGTGCCGGGACCATTGTGCGTCGATACGATGGTCAGCTGGGATTCAGGATCTCGAATAATCAACGGCTGAGCTGCCTTTAGCAACTCTCCCTGATCCTCATGAAACGCAAACTCATCGAGCAATACGTCGCCCTTGCGTCCACGAAATGCCTTTGGGTCAGAAGAAATGGCACAGATTCGCGACTCATTGCGGAACTTCGCAATGTCCTGCGTCCATGCGTCCACAGGTACTACCTCGTATCCAGACGCATCATTAATCGCTTCCGCGAACCTGCGGCAGTCCTTGATAAACTCCAATGCCATCCTGTAATCCGCCGACGATACCGTCATGTCGATCGGCTTGGGCCCGAACACCCTCTTCAGCACTGCCTCCAATGCTACAGTCCAGGTAATTCCCACCCTACGAGATTTTTCAACGATCCGAACCCGTGACTTGTCATTGATCAAATCAGTCTGAAACTTCAAAAGGCAATCCGAAAAAAGGTCTCGACAAACCTGATCTACCGTCTTGATCTTCTTCAGATTTTCCTCTAAGCCGGACTTCTTCCCCAATCCACCGATGATTTGATCTTTGTTCGCGTCATCCACGAACCGATCCATCGTTTCGGAAGAATCTTTGTCATCTCCCCTGGCAGGATCTTCAACTTTCTTCCTTTTCCTGCCCACCAGCATCTCCTTCAGTCTCGCAACTATTCGGCGTTTCCGAATAGTTGGGCGACGCAACTGGTTCGACCATCTTGCCTGGACTTTG